CGTGCGTTTTGAATGTGCAGCTGCAATTAATATTCTGGCACTGGTGATAACGTTCTTTTGTTTCTTTTGAAACATAGCGGCTGCTTTTTGCGTGGGCTGCTGTCTGGCATAAAGGGCAGTGCATCATGATTAATATCCTCAAAAAGGGCAGGGGAGAGCCACTTAGTTTGAATATGCAAATTACAATTTGCAAATTACACCCGAATTAAGCTGTTTCCGTTTCACCCTCTGTTTCTGACTGATATTCAATATCTGAAAGCAGCACTTCAAACTCAAGCGTGGTTGTGTATCCGCTGCCGCTCAGACTATGCGTCACCTTACTGATAATCCACGGCTGTGCATCGATCACCGATTTAAAGCCGCTCACCCTGACCGGTGTTTCCGGGTACAGGTCGGCGCGGCCCATTGCGAGCGTGAGCGAGAACTCAGCGACGCCGCGCTGCAGCTTATCCCATTTCGCTTTAGCCGCCCGCATCGCTGCCGCTTTCGATGCATACACGGTCGTCAGCGTGAATATGTTGTCTTCCGTGCCTGCCAGATAATCACCCTCTCTGGCCTCCGGCGTTTTAACCGTAGCCGCCTTTTTCTTTTTAGCCTCCGGGTGCTCCAGCGCGCGCAGGTGCTTTTCTTTCGGCTTGCGCTTTACCTTAACTTTCTTAGGCTTAGGGTCTTTGGTATGCAGCCAGCTCGCCGAGACGCCGGTGTATGCGCCACGGTCGGCAATGCTGAAGCTGTGCCGGTCGCCATCCTGCCGCGTGATCGTCATCTGCGGAATTGGCTTGCCGCTGGCGGTGACTCCATTACCGGGCTTTATAAACAGAAGCCGCCCGGCCTTCACTGCAGCAACCGCGCCGTACAGCGTGGCGAGCCGCGTCAGAAATTTGGCGTCAGTCTCCTGCGTCTGGTCGATGTGAGCCACGGCAATTCCGGCGAATCCATCAGCCAGCATTGGCTTTAAGTTATTGCGTCCGGCAATCTGCGTCACGACTTCCCCCAGGGTTGTGTCGTGATAGGACACCTCCCGGCGGGAATTGAGTGAGCCACGGAAATCAGCACTGCGGGCGCGAATGGTCATGATGTCCGGCGCGCCGTGGTGCTCAACCTCATCAACGGTGAAATTACCTTTACCGAAAAGCGTCTGGCCTTTCCAGCCGAGAAACAGCGTTATCACTGCGCCGCGCACCGGCATAGCCAGCTGCCCGTCGGCGTCGTCCAGCTCAATATCCAGCTGGTCAGCCTCAAAGCCGCGATTATCGGTCAGCGTCATCGAGATAAGGCGATCCCGGATATTGGTTGTGACGTCTTTGGAGTTAACCTTGAGCATGAAATCCGGCGTCAGCTGCGCCCCGGCCTGCACCGGCAGGCTGCTTATCCCGATCATCCGAGCAGCTCCCCTGCAGTTGAAATCAGGCTACCAGCCGCCGACTTCACGCCGTCAATTGCTGACGTGAGCTGCCCTGGCAGATTGCTTGAGCCGCTGATAAGCCCGTCAGCCTGTTTCTTCAGATCGCCAAACATAGAGGTAAGCGACTCATCCACGCGCTTAAGGCTCAGGGTAAACATGATTTTGCTGGCCGTTCCGTTGGGGTAGAACTCGCTGAAGGTGTTAGAAATACTCTCGATCACGTACATGCCGTAAATCATGCCACTGCCGCCAATCAGCGGCCATGCCATCCCCTCGTCGGCCATCAGGCGGACGGTCATCAGCGACACCGAGCCGCCTGTGATTTCCGGGCGCAGCTCACCGGAAAGCGTAATTTTTTCATCGCCCGGACCGATAAACTGCGCCGACGGACGCTGCCCGAACCGGCTGTTAGTGGGCCAGCGGTAATCGATATTCTGCTGCATATCCCCGTAAGGCAGGGTCTGCCGCATAAACGGCATCATGCCGTAAATCATCATCATCGGTTAATCCTCCCAGCCCATTTTGCTGCGGTTCTGTGCCTGGCGGTTGCGCTGCTCTTTAGCCTGGTGCTGCGCCATCAGCGCCATTGCGTCGTCTTTGGTCATACCCTCATGCATGTTGATTTCATACTGATAAGTATTCTGGCTGCGGTCGGTGAATCCGCCCCCGGCTGACGGGGCTGAAACCGGGCGGTAAGGTGCGCCACCATAGGCGATGTTGTATTGCAGGCCGCCGGTATCTGCGCCCGCGCCACCGGTTGCTACCGGATCCGGGGACGGGACTTTGTCTTTGAGGCTATCGGATTTCGTGTCGATAATGCCGAGCTTATCCAGCACCCAGTTGATGCCGCCCATAAGCTGATCGAGCGCGTGGCTCGGGATTTTCAGCGCCTCGGCCAGCATGTTGCCGAACTTCTTACCCATGTCTCCGGCGGCGGCAAGTTCGGTCTGCGTGGATTTCACCGGCTCCAGCAGTTTGCCGAACCAGTCCCACAGCTCTTTGACCTTGCCACCTACCCACTCAAAAACCGGCTTCAGCGAACCGAAGGAATCACTGATCGGCCCCATCGCTGCGGTAAACCCTTCGGCCATGCCTGCTATAAAGGCGCTGATAGGCTCCCAGTATTTGCGCACCAGTAGCGCCCCGGCCACGATTGCCGCCGCGACGGCCACCGCCGGCAGCGTAATAGCGCTGAGCGCGGCCGTAATAGCTCCGCCCGCGATGCTGAATGCCGTGCCGAGAAAGCCCGCCCCGGCAATCAGGGTATTCACGCCCGCAATCACCGGCCAGGCTACCAGCCCGATAGCGCCCAGCGCCCCGGCTAACATCAGCCCGCCCATTACCACTTTTGCAATACCGCCTGCCAGCTCAGGGTTAGCTTTAATCCAGCCATCAACCTTAAGTAGCAGCGCCGCTGTGTCCTGGGTAAGCGTGCGCAGGCTGCCGTCGTTCTGATCAAACAGGTCGGTGCCGATAGCCTCATAAGCAGACTGCAGCTCTTTCAGGTCGCCGCCGAGATTATCCTGCATGACCTGGACCAGCTCGGCCGTTTTGCCATCAGAGGCTTTAAACGTGGCGGTCAGCTGGTCGAGCTTGCCGGTTGAGGCGGCGGTCATCAGCACGGCGGCCGATGAGCTGGCCTCCTCGCCAAATATGGTTTTCATATACTCGGCGCGCTGGCCCGTTCCCAGATTGTGTCTATCAAAACTCGCCTGCATTTCTTTCAGGATGGTGAATATCGGGCGGGTATTTCCTTTTCCGTCTGCCGTTTTGATACCCAGCTCTTTGATAGCCTTGAATGATTCGCCGGTAGGAGCCTGCAGCCTGCTTAGTACGGCGCGGCTTCCTGTACCTGCCATTGAGCCTGTGATTTTGGCATCGTGCAGAGCGCCGACCATTGCTGCCGCCTGTTCGATGCTGACGCCCGCGTTTTTTGCTACCGGGGCGACGTAGGTCAGCGAGTCGCTAAGCCCGTCAAAGTCAGCGGCCGTTTTATTCATGGTCATCGACAGCACGTCGCCGATGTGTGCGACCTTATCGTTTGAGAGCTGAAAGGCTGATTTCATCCCCATCAGCAGCCCGGCGTTTTCTTCCATCGTGCGTTTGTTTGCCAGCGCCATATTGAGCGTGACCGGCGTAACGGCCTGAACGGCAGCGGCATCGCCGCCGCCTTTGGCGATAACGATTTGCGCGCCTGCCGCATCATCGGCAGAGGCGGCGGTTGTATCACCCAGCTGACGCGCCTGCGCACGCAGGGCTTTCATTTCCTGCGATTCTTTTCCCACGCCGAGCACGGCCTGCAGCTCGGAGTTCTTCTGTGCGAAATCAAATCCCGGCATCAGCAGCGACGTAGCCGCCATGCCGCCAACCGTGGCGGCACCGATACCGGCCGCGCCCATGTTGCGCACCTTACCCGACAGCTCCTGCCCTTTGCGGTAGCGCTCGCTGGTCTGGTTCAGTCGCTCCTGCTGTGCATTCAGCCGCTGCAGCTCCATTTTCTGGCGGCTCAGGCTGACCGTAGCCTGCGCCGAGGCGGATTTCAGGCGCTGCTGCTCGCTGCTCAGGGTTTTAGTGGAAATCCCCGCTGCGTTAAGTGCCTCGCGCTGCTGCTGCACCGAAAGGCGCAGGCTGTTGGACTTCGTCTGCAGCTCAGCCGCTGCCTGGCGGGCTTTTTCCAGTGCGCGGGCCTGCTGTGTTGTCGGGCGCTCCGTGTTTTTAAACTGCACGGCCAGCGCTGCTACCTCCTGCTTTGCGTCTTTGAGGCTCTGCTGCGTGACGGCCAGCTGCGCACTGGCCTTGCGGAAGCAATCAATTTTCCCCGCCTGTGCATCCAGCTCCTTAATAGTCGTCTGCGTCTGGCGTATATCAGACGAAAGATTTTTGGCTGCGGTCTGTACGGCTTTGAAGGGGCGCGAGGCTTTGTCTACAGCATTCAGCAGCACCTGAACCTTGAGGTTATTGCTCATCCGGGGTTGCTCCGCTGCGGATAAAGGCTTTATGCCGCCAGCCCATCAGCTCGGCCAGCGGCATGTCGTACATCTCGGAAGGTTGCCAGTGAAATATCGTGGCAATGTCGGCCATCAGGTCATTGACTGTCAGGCCGTGCGGCCAGTCTATTCGTCCGACTTCGACTGCAAAAAACCAATCACCCTGCCGCCCAGCGCAATCAGGTCAACCGGATCAAGGGCGTTACATTCGGCCTTTGTCAGTGCTGGCAGGGTAATGCGGGGCAGCACGGTCAGCAGGGAATCAACATCCGACTGGCACAGATCAGCCAGGCGCACGCCGCGCAGGCTTCCGGCATTCGGCTTAATCAGCTCCACGCTTTTGATTTCGGTTTCGCCGCGCATCAGCGGGGTTTCAAACTCAACAACGTTATCTTTCTTTTCCATGATTATTCTCTGTTCACTGTAGTCAGTTAAAGCCAGCGACAGGCGCTGGCGTCAGGGTTTATACCAGGCCGAGGTTTTTACGGCGCTGCTCAAGACGGTCAGTGCCGTTGACCTTCTCCACCATGTTGATGGTGTCAATTTCGATCAGCTCTTTGCCGTTAAAGGTCAGCTTGTAATAGGTGTTTTTGGAGGTGATCTTGGTTTCGGTGTCTTCGCCCTGTTTGGCTTCGCCGAAATCAAACGACTGATGCTTACCGCGCACCTCAATCTCTACCGCGATTTCCTCGCCGGTATCGTCGCGCTGGTAAGAGCCGGTAAAGCGCAGGGGAATGTCAGACGCGCCCCATTGAGTGAGAACCAGCTCATCGATGCCGCCGATGCTCCACTCAACATCGAGCGCGTCATCTTCCAGACCGTTATCAATGAAGGCCGCGCCGCTCATACCGCCCGCGCGGAACGGGTCAAGCTTGCGCGCCAGCTTCGGCAGGGTCACGGCGGTGACTACGCCCTGATAGCTGTTGGCGTCGTTGAAAAGGTTCATTCCTTTCAGTTTGCGTGGCAGTGCCATTTATCCGGCTCCTCAGCTGTTTACGGATGCGGCGAAGTTCGCCAGATAGGTGTCGGTAATGCGCTGGCGAAGGGTTAAATCTTCCAGCGGCGGAACCGGCGTATAGTCGTAATCAATAAAGAGCTTGCCCGCCTTCAGGGTGTCTTTATCGTTGGCGCTCTCGTCATACCAGGCGGATGCACCCAGCAGATAACCGGCGTTAACCAGCTCGCGGAACTTCGCATTGATGCCCGCGATAATCTCGCGCACCAGAACCGGCGTCAGCGGCTTATCAACCGCCCACATGTGCGCCTCGGCCATCGTGTCGGCCAGTACCTGCGCGGTGCGGGTGTAGTTCTCAAACTGAAACAGTGGGTCATCACTGCAGGTGCGGTTGCCCCAGAAGCGGAAACCGTCTTTGCGGATCAGCGTGGTGACGTCGGCCTCGTTGAGCAGGTCGGCGTCGGTGCCGGTCTGCTGCAGATCCCAGAACACGGATGCGGAAATGCCGGTCACGCCGTTAACGCCGACGTTAGACAGGGTTTTATGCCAGCCGGTGTCGTTGTCGATTTTGGCGCGCAGGCCCAGCGCGCGCGCGGTCGCAAAGGCGGTATCGGATTTACTGGTCGCGGTGTGCCATGCAAGGAAGTCAGGCCAGATAACCATCAATTCACGCTGGCTGAAGTTCTGGCGGTACAGGCGGGCTTCGGAAATGGTTTTGCATTCCCACGCTGAAACGTAGGCGAAGGCACGCAGCTGCTGCGCAATGCTGGCAAGCGCGGTTGCCACTGCCAGCGAGTCCAGCCCCGGCACGCCGAGAATACGCGGCTTAACATCGAGCTGTGTCTGCGCGGCGAGCAGCGCTTTCATGCCGGTATACTGGCCGTTTTCATCCGTGCCGCCGATGATATTGGACGTGGTTTCGGCTTCGTCGACACCTTCAGCCACGCGCACGACGACGGTCACAGGTTTGGACTGGTCAGCAATGGCCTGCAGCGCAGCGGCAAGCGTGCCTTTTTTGCCAGCCTTACCGACAGCGCCCTGCACATTGGTGATAAGTACCGGCGTATTGAGCGGAAAGGTTGCCGCATCCGCATCCTGCGCGGTGCAGACCATGCCCACGATTGCGGTTGATACGGTTGTAATGGTGCGCGTGCCGTCGTTGACTTCGACGACCCGGACACCATGATGATAATCAGACATCTGATGCACTCCGTTTTGAGGGTGTGCTTAGGGTGTCAGGTCAGGTTTGGCAGTGCATCTGATGGGGGTTTGCTGGTCAATCAGCAGACAGAATTAATAATCTGGCGCTGCCTGTCGGCCGGGATGTACCGGTAAAGGGTTTTCCTTATAATGTTAACTATATCGGTTAGATTCACTGTTAAAATCTTTAGGTGAGCTTTTTTGATTGCTCTTTCATAAAATAAAGGAGGTACAATTGATTTCTTTAAGAAATGCTTTAAATATGGATGTCGGGAAAAACATTTATTTATGCCTGACTGGCGCAGGAGTGGTCGTTTTTATGTTCTATTGCATAAGAATGCAGTTCTTTCCCACCGGCTTAACATTATCTGATGTGATTTTTTTTCTAATGGTTATAGCATCGTTCTCACTCATTTTGGTTTTTTTTATACTATGCTGGTATTCGATGTCCGTCATTGTAGCCGCCCTTTCTATGAAGGGCGCTTTTTTTCTTGCAAGGAGAAATAAAAACTCAAAAGCGTTGCGCTCCTTTAAAGGAACAAGAAGAATTGCAAGGAAGATGAAAATTTATGAACCAATCTGGGCGCATGTTATAATATCATTTATAGCAATTTTGACTATTTATTCAGTTGTAAGATCAAGGAATATCGATGTCTTGCCAGTTTTTTCATCGATAATTATGACGGCCGCCTTAATTATGATAATCCCAAATATTTATTTTGATAAAAGAATAGAAAAAAAGAAAAAAAATAAAATGGCAGCGTTAATTATTGGCGTGGCATTTATTTTCTTTTTCATGCTGTCTGGCATGGCTCCAGTGCTGAGTGATGCTGGAATGACTATTATAGGGGTGAGAAAGCCCAATGTAACTATAATATTAAAAGGGAGTGATTTGAAAATGGCCAGACATTTGACGGGGGATCAGGATCAAAACTACTTTACGGGAGAGGCTCTTTTTACTGGAGTAGGGGCTAGTTCATTGCTGGTCATTAATAAAAAAAGGATTATTGTGAAAAATGAAAACCTCGCTCTTTCGTTTTGAACTGGCCAGATATAAAACTATTTTTATCTATAGGTAAAATAGTTTTAAGATAGCAAGGTGCAAACGCTACTTTCAGCACCTTGCCATATTTTAGACAGGACGGTCTGGCCATGTAACATAAGGTGTGGAAAGTACATCTACACGCTGGATTTTCTGTACATAAGCCATCCATGCCGTCAGTCTTTCCTTATCATCCTCTGTAATAATTCCCAGCAACAACTGCGCCTGCCAGGCTGCGCTTACGGAGTTAGCTTCTGCAATACGGGTATTTCTTTCTTTCTCAACTGCGATTATCTTTGCTTCACGTTCAGCCTCTGCGTCTTTTACCCATTTCGTGCCATCCCATTTATCCCAGGCGGTTGCCGGTTTAAGTAGCGTAGTTTCTGCCGGATAATCGCCCGGCGTGTTAATCAGCACTGCTGCGCCGTCTGCGACTGAATAAACCGTTTCCCCTCGGTGATCGGCAACATCAAGCCACCTGCCATCACGATAAAGTGCTACGCGACCAGCCTCAGTAGCGGGCGGTGCAGTGATACAGGCGTTAGCGGGCAGGCCGACACCCTTAGCCAGAAACTCATAGCTGGAGCCGGTAAACTCACCGCTTACTGCATCAAAATTATAAATCGTCAGTGTGCCGGCCGATTTTGCGAGGCCATTTTTATCGAGCGTTACCTTAGCCATTATGCAGCCCTCACGATGTAATTAAATGCGACGTTACGAGGCCGGACGCCTTTTTTGTTTCGGGGGGAATTGCCCGTGAAGTTAATGGGTCCGACAGCCAGATTTGCACCAGTAACAAACGAATCCTCATAATCTACGCCAACCATGGTCTGCGTTGAGTTCGTTTCAATTGCCGTCTGAATCACCGTTTCATGCTGCCAGGACAACAAAGCACGGCCACTATCCACACCCCGTCCATCATCCCATCCACGGACAAACTCACCTCTCAGATCCGGCAGTTTTAAGCTGGGGTAGACTTTTGCCAGCCCTGTAAAAGTAGCGGCAAACGATGCGCCATTACATTTCAGCCAGCCTGCAGGCGGCGTTGCAGCAGGCCACGGAACCGGAGTTCCAACCGGGATGGAAGAGCCATCGCCTAAACCGAGGTTTTTGAGAACGTCAGCAATCAGCCCGGCGTCTTTGATTTCTGCCAGGGCATTTGCGATCTGCAGGTACTGGCTGTGGGGGTTATCAGCATCGATATGCTTTTTCATCACGCCGTCAGCGTATGCCTTTACCTCGATCACAGCGTCATCAACATACTTGCGCGTCGCCAGTACAACTGACGGATCAATTTTCAGCGTGACGGCCGCTGTGCTGTTCACAATTAAAATCATGCGCACGGTCTGCGTCCGCCCGCTGCCTTCAGCCAGTTGCGGCTTATAGGTTTCCGGGCAGTTAGCAACGGCAATCAGCACGCCATCGGCATCATACAGGCCGATTTCGCGGATCCAGAAACCGCCTTCGCTTTCCGGGATAATCTGCACGGCGATAATCTGGCTGCTGTTTGCCGCGTCAACGGTCAGCGAATTAAGCTGCGCTCGGCGCTTCTCGCCGATGAGCTTAGTCTGTGCCGCGTCAGGCGTCGGCAGTGTGCCGCCACCATCCCCGACGCCCAATGATGTGATATTCACTTTTGAGCCGAGCGCGGCGGCGTTCGCCAGCTTAGCCGCGCCCTGATTGGTCAGCAGGGCAAAATATTTTGTCGTCATGCGCTCACTTCCGTCAGGTCAATAAGATGCACCGCCACGCCGGAATAACCCGGCCCGCCGAC